GCCTGTGCCGGAGTAGTGCATCATACCGCCGGTCGGGTGTTTCGGCTTTTCGGGGCTGAAGAAGCCCACGACGGCGCCGCCCTGCACGATCGGCACGTTCGGGCCGTAGATGACGCCCTCATAGGCGTAGTGCGCGTAAGGCACGGTGTGCTCTATTGTGCCCTCTCCGTTGCCGCCGGAGATGTTCACCGTGCCATACAGCGCGCCCTCTTTGAAGGGGACGAACGGCCTGTACAGCCGGTGCCACTCGCTGGCGGCGAACGTCCAGAAGGCGGAGGAGCGCACGGCGTCCCTGTGGCCTTTCACGTCTATGTCGATGGAATCGATCTCGAAAGTCATACGGATCAGCTCCTCACGGCCCAGTGCGGCAGCGGCGTGCCCGGCCGGGCGTCGTCGCTGACGGAGGCTGCCACGAAGGCGCCGTCGCTGTCCGCGTACTGCTCGATCAGGGCCTGGTACTCCGCGTAGGAGGTCACGGTCACGGCCACGTCCCCGAGGATCAGCAGGTCGCCCGCGCGGGGTTTCGGCTGTGACGCCGGCACCCGGCAAGTGACGCCCTCATAGGGCATGATGTCGTCCGCAATGTGCTGCCACCTGCGGGTCCTCCGCCACGAGCAGCCGGTCAGGCGCTCCGTGGAGTAACTGACGCGCGTTTTGCCGTTCGCGTCCCTGGCTTCCGTGCGCTGCACCAGGGTGACGGTGTCATGTCCGAAGGGGATCATGCGTCCACCCCCGCATACAACAGCAGCGTGCCCCTGGCGTCGGCTTCGCCGGCGAGCCACTCGCGGACGATGCCGCTGTAGCGGGCCCGGGCGTCGTCGGCGCCGGAGACGCTGGACGCGGAGCCGTAGGTCACGCTCACGCCGTCGTTCGACATGGCCTTGATCTCCCGGCCGCTGCCGCCCGTGAGCGCGTCGTCCGCCGCGATGGCGCGGATCAGCTGCACTAGGCAGTAGCGCACGGTATCGCGCAGGGGCGATTCGTCGGCGAGCCTGCCGTGGGTCAGGGTATCCACGATGCGGTGCGCACGCGCCTCCAGCATCGGGAATTCCGCCTCCGACACAGTGCCGCCCAGCGTCAGGTAATCGGCGTAGGTCAGGTGATCCATGGCGATGCCTCCTTAGCCGTTGGTGATGATGCGCGCCAGGGCGATGGTCTTAGGATCGGCCACGATGCTCCAGTTGGCGGTCGCGGTCAGCACGGCGTCAGCCGGGGACGCGGCCATGTTGGCCGGAGCGGAGAAGGTGAAGCCGTTGGGATGGATGGTCTCGCGCACGCGGGTGATCAGCTGCTCCTGGCCGCCGTTGGTGATGGCGTCGCGGATCTGCTCGACCGGGTGCTCGATGGGCGCATCCGCGCGCAGCAGGGAGCCGGTGCCCAGCAGGTAGGTGGTGTAGTCGGTCTCGGTGGACTGCTTGGAGTTGGCCGCGGTGGGCACGCCGTCGTCGACGATAACGGTCAGGCCGTTGATGTCGCCGATGTTCAGCTGGCGGGTGATGCCCTGGGGATCGGTGTACTTCCGGAACTCCAGCAGGTTCAGGTTCGCCAGGTTCTGGGCGACCTTGGAGTGCATCACGGCCAGGGAGAAGATGCCCTTGTTGTCGCCGCAGGCCGCCTGGATGGCATCGCCCACGGTGGTGGCGCTCATCTTGTTGGCGGCGGTGGCGGCGGTGGCGGTGGTGACGACCAGGCTGGTGGTGTGCTTCGTCCAGGCCGCGTTGCCGGTGATGCCGAACACGGCGTTCAGCAGGCCGATCATCAGGCTCTGGCGGTACTTGTTCCACCACTTGGCCACCTGGCTGGAGATGCTGGCCATCGGGTCAGCGCGGTTGAAGTCGCGGATGAAGTCGCGCGCCGTCCAGGACTTCATGCGGGAATACACGACGCCGCTCTGCGCCACGTCGCTGGTCTCGGTGGCGGTCACGTTGGTGGCGCCGTCGTAGTTCTGGGGCGCGTTGGTGGAGCCGTCGAACAGCAGGGGCGCATACTGCGGGATGGTGTAGAAGTTGCCGCCGTTGGCGATCATCTGGCGGATGGTGTCGTCGTTGACGACCGCGCCGGACTCGTACAGAGCGGTGAGGGTCGGGTCCACAGCCGCCTGCCAGTTCAGCAGGAACAGCTCCGGATCAAAATGGAAATTCAGGTTCGTGGCCATGTTTCAGGCCTCCTTTCTTACGAATTCTGGCGGAGCTCCGGGAACAGATTGTAGAAGTTGCCCTGGTGCTCCTGTTTGTAGCGAGCCTGCGCGCTGGTATCCAGCTTCAGGAAGTCGGCGCGGGTCATGCCGTCGCCGCCGCCTCCCAGGTCCTGCGGACGGGGCATGCCGCCCTCGCCGCCGCTGCCCGGCGCCTGGCTCTTGAAATAGCCCTGATCGCGCGTGAGCGCTTCGAAGATCTCGCCGTCGGACTTGCCCGTATTAGCGGGATCGGCGAGCGCCTTTTCGAAGTCGTCCGCGATCATGTCCTTCAGCCTCGGGAACAGGAACTCCCTGCCCTTGAGCGCGGCGTCCATGCGTGCCAGCAGCGCGTTCCTTGCCTGCGCTGCGGCCTCCGCCTTCCTGCGCGCCTCGTCGGCTGCCTTGTAGTCGTCGATCTGCTTCTGCAGGGCTGCCACGTCGCCCTTGCTCTTCTCCATCTCCGCGATCGTTGCGTTGGCTGTGGTCACAGCGTCCTGCTGGGCCTTGAGATCGGCGCGCAGCTGGTCGACGTCGCGTTTGGCCTGGCCGATGTCGGCTGAATGGATGTCCAGCAGAGCATCGACCTGCTCCTTGGTCGCTTCAGGGAACAGCTTCAGGATGTCGTTGCGTGTCATAGTGACCTCCTCGCCCCTCGGTTTTTTTGCGCGGTGCCCTTCCGCCCGGGCTTGATAGTTTAGCGTCATTCCGGACTAAGATGGTGACTATTCCTCCGCCAGTATGGCGGCGATGTCCATATCCGGCTCTGCGGGGGCCTTGGTGGCCGCGATGTTCCGCACGGCCTCCTCCGCCTCGTCCAGTGTGCCGCCCTTCACCCACTGCCGCACCTCCGCGGCGCTGAGGGCGCCGATGGACTGCAGCTCCATGTACTGGGTGAAGGTCTCGGAGGTGCTCTCGATCAGGCTCATATCCCAGTCGATCTCCACCTCCACCTGGCCCCGGCTTCCGGCGGGCGTCAGGTGATAGTATTCGGCCAGCGCGTCGATGGCGTAGGCCAGAGTATCCAGCGCGTGTTTCCACTCGTCGCGCATGGCGCGCACCACGCTGAAGGTGTCGTACATGGCGGCGCGCACCTCGTCGCGGTTGGCGTAGTTCATGGTCTGCCGCTCGGTCAGGATGCCCTGGGAGAGCCCGCAGGCCTTCTCCACGCGGCGGTACAGGCTCTGCAGCCGCGCTTCCATGGCCTCCTGCCGGATGGCCGGCGAGAAGTACTGCCACTGGCCGGCGCCGTCCACGCTGGAGCGCTCCACGGGCACGAACGGATCGTCAGAGTCCTGCACGGTGCGCCGCACGGCCTTGATGTCCACGCCCGTCTGGGTGAAGTCATCCCGCCAGAGGGAGGCGTCCAGGCCCAGCATGGGGCGCGTCAGGCGGTACTCCCGGCGGTACAGGTTCACGTGCTCCACGACCTCCGCCACCAGCTTCTCCGCGCCGTAGGTGATGGGCACGCCGTGGCAGTGGGTATCGGTGCGGGTATCCCTCGGGGAGCGGATGAAGGCGAACAGCAGCCGGTCCACATCGCCGATGGTGATCTCCTCGGGCGTATCCGCCCAGCGCGTCACCGCAGTCATGGGCACGGGCTCGCCGCCGTCGCGCACGGCGCGGTAGCGGATCAGCTGCGCGCCCTGCTCCATGTCGTAGTCCGCCATGAGGAAGTACGTGACGCCGTCGATCGTCTCGCGGTCCACCAGCAGCGTGGCCGCGGTGATCTCGCGGCCGGACATCTCCCGGATGAGCATGCGGTTCTGGTCGATGGCGCTGATATAGATCGCGCCGCCGGAGACCGTTGGCACCAGCACCTTGCCGCCCTTGCCGAAGGCCTGCGCCGTGATCCAGCCGCCCTCGCGCCAGATCTCGCGGAGCTTTGCCTCGATCAGCTCGCCCCGCTGGCCCAGTTCGCCGCCCTCGGGATCGCGCACTTCCAGCGTCGAATCGGCAAAGGTGAGCATCGCCAGCTTGTTTGAGATGGTGGCGGTCACATCCTCGCCGGTCAGATCCTCATACGCCTGGACATACCTGTCCGGCGTGTCCGTGTCTGTCTCTACGCGGATGCCCAGCCAGCGGAGCACCCAGCTCTTCAGTCTTTCAAGCATTTCATTCCCCCGCTCTCAGCCAGACCCGGTTCAGCGCGTAGCGCACGGCGTCTATGGCGTGGTTATCGCGATCCGGATAGGTGTCCACGGGACGCCCTTCCCGGTCGCGTTCGTACTCGTATTCGGTGAATTCCCGCGCGGCGGCGGGGCAGCGGTCCGGATCGATGACGATCTCGGAGAGGCCCTGCAGCCATTTCATGGATGCGCGCACGCTGCCGGGGCCCTTTGTGGCGCCCACGCAGCGCATGCCGTAGGCGCGCATGTCGCTTATGGACTTCTGCTCCGCGGAATCGGCGATGACCTCCTCCGCGCGCGTCAGCCCCTTCTTGGCCGTGAGATAGTTGAAGACGTCGCGGTTGGACGTCCTCACGGTCCTGTATTCGTCATATATCGTCAGCCGCCCGTCGTGATAGGCGCAGCGCGCGAAGTGCAGCGGGTCAGGGTACCAGCCCCAGTCGAGGCCGGCGTAGGTCTGCCCGAGCGTCTTCAGCTCCTCGTCCGTCACGCACCGGATCGTCAGGTTCTCGAACACCTGCCCGCCGTTGCCGGTGGGCTCGCCCAGGTACATGTGCCTGTATGCGCGCTCGTTTTGCGTTTTCAGCGCCTCCGCCGTCCGGATGAACTGCTCGCCCAGCCACTCGGGCGGAAGGCTCCTGTAGTCGCTGTGGTGCACGAGACGGCCTTCTGTGGGCTTGAGCGCCTCTTCGTTGATCCAGGAGCGCACGGAGATGGGCGGATTGTAGCTCAGAAAGGTGATGGGCCTCTGCTCCGCCTGGCCGCGCAGCGCGGATGCCTGGATCGTGCGCAGGTCGTCGATGGAGCCGAAGTCGGCGGCCTCCTCGAACCAGAGGTAGCCGAAGTAGCCCTGCGCCAGCGTGATGGACTTGGATTTATGCGGATCGTCCGCGCCCCGGAACATGATCCTCTGGCCCGTGGGCTTGAAGCGGATCTCCAGCGGGCTCAGGCGAAAAACACACCAGGGCCGGAGCCCCAGCGCGTCGATGGCCTTCTGGAATTCCTCGTAGACGCTCTGGCGCAGCGTATTGCCGATGCGGCGGTACACGATGGCCGACGCCCTCGGATGGTCCAACATCCCGAGCAGGATCTTGCGCGTCACGAAGACGCTCTTGCCGGAGCCGCGCCCGCCCTTGAGCCAGTAGGAGCTGTGCCCCTCCCGGTCGATATCCAGCGACAGGCTGTTGAAGTTGTCGCTCCAGGCTTTCACGTTTCGCCGATCTCCACGCTGCCGTCCGGATTCGCCACGATCTTCGGCATCTGCCCCATGTTCACGTTCACCTGATCGGTGAAAAGCCCCAGGTGCTTGCCCATCAGCTCCAGCGCCTTATTTTTGTCCGTCATGCGGATCTCGATCGACGGGAAGTCGCCCTGCGTCACCCGTATGGACGCAATGGCGCGCGCGCTCTCCGGGTCGCTCTCCCGGTCGATGGCGCCGTCCTCCCCGATCAGCCCGGAGGCATCGGCGAAACCTATGGCCGCCAGTTCCCGCAGCACCCGGTCGGCGGTGATGCCGGTGCGCCGGGACTGCTCGGCGCGCAGCATATCGATGCGCGCGCGGAGAAGGGGTTTAGACGGGTGGTCCTCATTGATCCACTTCCACGCCTTCTCAGCAGTGCTGGGGCTGTATCCTGCGCGGATGGCGGCTGCCTTCGGCGCCATATCGATCATGTACTCTTCGCAGAAGCGTTCTTCTCTGGCGTTCATACGGCCGCCTCCTTTCGCGTTTATTCGGAAATAGCCCGCCTTGAACCGTGGTCCCGCGCGGTAGAAAGATGCAAAGACCCGCGCCCGGCAGGCGGGCGCCCCAGGGTGGAGGTGCTCCGGTGCGGTCGGCCTCCGGCAGAAAGACGCCGCCCGGAAACAAGGAAACCCCTCGGGCCGGGCTTATAGCCCATGGTAATGGCACAGAAAAAGAGCAGCCGTTGAGCTGCTCTTACACGATAAGAATATAGCACAAAAGAAGTGCACCTGCGTGACCCTGTTGCGGGATATCGCGGCGATCACTCCTCCCGGTCCAGGATATACCTGATGTGCTGCAGGATGCCCTTGAGATCGCCGTCCTTCCAGCCCTCATCGACACGCTTTAAGTTCGCTTCGACCAGGTCGCGTATGTCGCTGAGCTTTGTGCGGTACGCCTTTTGCTCGCGCTGGGTGCGCAGGTATGATGCCAACGCCTCGCCGAGGATGTCGTGCTTCCGCATGGTCTTCTCGCCGGAATTACTGGTCGAGTAGCCGTAGCGCTCCTGGGCCAGCTCATACGCTCGCTGGTGCCGGTCTATCTCTTCCTCGATAACGCGGGTATCGTAATCATCCCTGCTTTCACACTTTCTTGCCACTTCTGCCGCCTCCTTTCACTATGTCACATACTTCTTGTGCGCTGTTCTCAGGTCGTCCTCAGAGAGGTCCAGATAGATCTGCGTCGTCGAGAGGTTCTCGTGCCCCAGCATCTTGCTGACCATCTCGATAGGCATACCGCGCTTCAGCGCCATGGTGGCGCAGGTGCGGCGGAAGCGGTGCGGGTGCGCGTTCTCGACGCCGGCCGATCTGCCGAGCTTCCGGATGATCGATTCGATGGTCGACGCGTTCGCAGGCTGGTCGGGGGATACGAGCTCGGGATGTGTGTACCAGGTGCGCTGTTTCGTCTCTTTCTCCGTCCGCGAGCAGGCCATATACGCCGCCTTCGCGAACAGATACGGGTTCGTGTCCTTCCGCTCCCTGAGGTAGTTCTCCACGGCCAGCTTCGCCCGCGCGTTGATGTACACTGTTCGGTATTTGTTGCCCTTGCCGAGAATGTACACTGAATCGTCCCGGATGTCGTCGATCTTGATGCTGCACAGCTCCGACACTCGGCAGCCGGTGGAGAGCAGCATCTCAAACATGGCCTTTTGCCGCCAGTCCTTCAGGCTGATGCGCATGCGTTCGATATCCTCGTCGGTAAAGGCGTGCTTCTGCTTCTTGGGCGTCTTGATCTTCCCGGTCTTCAGCACCGGATTCCGCGCGATCAGCTCGTCGTCGCGCATCCAGGTGAAGAAGCTGGACAGCGCGCGGAGCTCGTTGTTGCAGGTCACGCTGCTGACGCCGTCCTTCATCCGGAGGGCGATGTACCAGCGGATGTCGTCGGCTTCTATCT